TGGACAAGAGCCAGGGCGCCGAGCATATGGCCGACGCCATCGGATACCCCCTCCATTTTCTCTTTGGGAACAGGTTCCAGAAACTCGTCGGTTGGTCTTACTAGGGTGCGTGGTTGTCAACACGCATGCACTCGGGTATACTTGAGCCATGGCCCTGACTATCGAAGATCTGCGCACTGCTACCAGTGAACAACTGCTCGCGTTCACGAAGCGGCGCCACCCCGATTTTGCCGACAAGATCGAGCACTGGCGGTTCCTCGACCTAAGTTATCGTGGCGGTCGAGAGTGGATCGACAAGAATATCTTCACCTACCACAAGGAAGGGAAGAAAGAATACCGCGACCGCAAGAGGCGCGCGTACCGCTTTCCTCACGCCAAGGAAGTCGTGAGCCTCGTCAACAAGTACGTTTTCAAGGGCGACATCGCTCGCCGCGACGACGTGCCAGGCCATATCAAGGAATTCTGGGGCGCTGCGACACTGTTCAAGCGGCCGATCGCGGACCTTATGGAGATGATCTCGGCGCAGTCGTCGACGTTCGGTCGCGTCTGGGTTGTCGTCGACAACAACGTGGCGCCCGACGTCGTCAGCGAAGCCGATCGCAAGAGGACGAAGGGGCGAACCTACGCCTACTTCCTCAAGCCGACCCAGGTCTACGACTTCGAGTACGACGACGACGGCGAGCTCGAATGGTTCATGAACGGTGAGTTCATCCGTGACACCTCGAATCCGGTCAACAGCGAAGGGAAGATCCGCGAGCGCTTCCGCATCTGGACCAAGGATTTCACGGTCGTCATCGAGGTCAAGGGTTCCGGCCACAACAAGGTCGCCACCCTTGAAGCGAGCACATTTCGCGAGCACCGCCTGGGACTCGTTCCTGTATTCCCCGCGGACCACATCACCGTGGACGATCTCTATTCAGCCCCGGCGCTGATCGAAGACGTCGCCTACCTCGACCGCGCCGTCGCCAACTACCTGTCGAACCTGGATGTCATCATCCAGGACCAGACCTTCAGCCAGCTGGTCATCCCGTTTCAGAGCATGCTGCCGTCCGGCGGTTCAGGGTCTCTCAACGACGAGGACGATGAAGGCTCTGACGAGATGAACATGCTGGTGCAGATGGGTACGAAGCGCGTGTTCGGGTTCAACGCCGAGGGCGGTCAGCCCCCGAGCTTCATCTCGCCCGACGTGAAGCAGGCTGGCCTGATCATGAGCGCGATCACCAAACTGGTTGGCGAGATCTATCACTCGATCGGTATGTCGGGTGAGCGCACCAAGGAGGATAATGCTCAGGGCATCGACAACAGCTCCGGCGTGGCCAAGGCGTACGACTTCGAAAAGCTGAACTCCATGCTCGCGGCCAAGGCGCGCTCGCTGGAGAACATCGAGAAGAACCTCGTCCGCATGGTCAACGCCTGGCGCTCGGACCTGAAGGAGCTCGAGAAGACCGAAGACTACGTCACCTACCCCAAGACGTTCGATGTTCGGAACCTGTCGAGTGAGATGGATGACGCGCAGCGCCTGGGCATGATCGACGCCCCCAAGGAACTTCGCCGCAAGCAGATGATCCGCCTCGCTCGCAAGATGTTCCCGCAGGCGACCGAGGAAGCCATGAAGGCGATCGAAAAGGAGATCCAGGAAGACTGGCTCGAGATCGAAGAGGAAGTCCTTGCTGCGGGTCTCGCCGGCGGCTTCCCCTCCACCGGCCGCGTCCCCGGCAAGAAGAATAGCCAAGGCGAGAACAACAAGGGGTCGGTCAAAGCGGACGATAAGACGAAAGCAGACAAGCCGAAACCCAAACCAAACCCGGCTGCAGCCAAGTAGCCCACCGACCAGGAGTTGAAGAGACCGGCTTAGGCCGGTTTCTTTATGCCTTGAAAACAGAGGCGCATGTGTGTTACCTTACACAAATCAGGTACTCCATTTTTGGACAAGGATTTTATGAAGCGTAAACACCCCTTCCTGGGCTTCCGCCCCACCGCAATGGAGCGTGCCCGCGGTCGGCTGCTCCGTGCGCCCGACCACGACGCCTCGACGGGCGGCGGCGAAGGTGGCGATGAGAACGAGAACGAAGACGAGAACCTCGACACCGACGTCGACGCCGCTGGCGAAGACGAGAACCTCGACGGAGACGTCGATGGTGGCGAAGGTGACGACGACGGAAACGTCGATGACGTGACCGATCTCGCGAGCGCGAAGAAGGCGCTAGCCGCCGCGAAGAAGGCTGAAGCTGTCGCGAAGCGGACGGCTGCTGCCGCGAAGAAGCGCGCCGCTCAGTTCGTCGGCATCGACCCGAAGAAGGCGCGCGAAAACGCCAAGAAGGTCAAGGACGCCGAAGCGGCTCAGCGCGCCGCCGAGAAGGCTGCGGCCACGGCCGAGGGCAATTTCGAACGGCTCCGCGAGATCCAGAACGAGGAGCACAAGGCCGAACTCGAAGCCGCCAACGCCAAGGCCACCGAAGCCGACGCTCGCGCGCTGGCGGCCGAAGCGAAGCTGGCCAAGGCTCAGGTTACGACCGCGTTCGCCTCGTCGAAGTTCATCAGCGGCGCGACCGTTCTCTCGCCGATCAAGGCTCAGCGCCTGTTCGGCGACTATGTTGAATTCGAGGACGGCGACGTCGTCGTCTACGACAAGCCCAAAGGCGCCGCACGCCGCGCGAAGGTCATGGACAAGCGGGGCAGCGCCATCCCGTTCAATGACGCGATCAAGCAGGTCATCGAGGCTGATGACGACAAGGACACCTGGCTGATTTCGAAGGTCAAGCCTGGTGGATCTTCGAAGTCCGAGGACGCACCGATCAAGGTCGACCGCGGCGATCGAATGAGCCGCCTCGCCTCCGGTATCAAGGCGCTTCGCGAAGGCTAAGTCCAAATAAAGTGTGTGCGTGTTGTTGCGCACACACTCGGACTTTGCTATGATGCTGCCTACAGAAATACTTCCCCGAATTTTGGTATTAGGAGTTTGATAGATGCCCCTGCTTCGAGTTGAAGCCGAGAAGCTCTCGAACAACGTCCTCGAGCAGGGCGTGATCGAAGAGATCTACGACAACGATGGTATGTTTGCCCTCCTGCCGTTCAAGAAGATTGCCGGCAAGGGCTACATCTACAATCGCGAGAACACTCTCAGCGAAGCCGAATTCCTCGACCCGTACGAGGAAGTCCCCGAGGGCGGCGCCACCTTCGAAGAAGTCGTGGCCAAGCTTCGCATTCTGGCCGGTGACGTCGACATCGACAACTTCATCGACGAGACCCTGGGCGACACGAACGACCAGACGGCCATTCAGATCGCCTCGAAGGCGAAGGGCATGAGCCGCAAGTTCCACCGCACCCTCGCGATCGGCAACTCGGCAACCAGCCCCAAGGAATTCGACGGCATCGCGCGCCTCGTCGACAGCTCGCAGCAGATCAATACGCAGAACGAAGGCCAGGCCCTGACCTTCGAAATGCTCGACCAGCTGCTCCGCTCGATCCCGCTGGGCGCCGACGCCCTGATCATGCGCGGCGGCACTCACGACGCCATTCTCGCCATGCTGCGCAACCTGGGCGGCACCACGCCGGATCACGTTACTCTGCCGGGTTCGGGCATCTCGCTGCCGGCGTATCGTCGCACGCCGATCATCATCAACGACTTCCTGCCGGTCGAAGACCACGGCAGTGCCGGCGGCGCGAACACCTGCTCGATCTACGCCGCGCGCTTCAACGAGGCCGATGGCCTGCACGGCATCTACGGCGGCGCGGCCGCGGGCATTCGCGTCCAGTCGATCGGCACGCTTCAGAACAAGGATGCCGAGCGCTTCCGTCTGAAGTGGTATGTCGGCACGGCGCTGAAGTCGACCAAGTCGCTGGCTCGCCTCAAGGGCGTCACCAACGTCTAAGCCTCAGTGAGTGTGTTCCGACACACTCACAAATTCTGTGCCCTGGGAGGGCGGGGCCGGTGAGATGCTGGCCCCGCCCTTTCTCTTATCTACGAGGATTTATGACCAAGGTTCGTCTCACTGCTCCCGGCTGGGAGAATTTCACCGGCAACCTCGGCTTCCAGGCCGAGTTCAAGGACGGCGTGTCCGTCAACGATATGACGCTTCGACAGATCGCGCGCATCGGCTCCTCGACCACCATCGTCGATGCCGAGACCGGCGAGCAGGTTGGACCAGCCGCAGACGCCGTGAAGGCTCAGCTCGCATTCTCCAACGTGACGCCGGCGCTCAAGACGGCCGAAGTTACCGAGGTCGAGGACGCGGCCCATCGCGACGCGCTCGCCAAGGAAGATTCCGACCGCAAGGCCAAGGAAGCCGCCGCACTCGCTGACGCCAAGCGTAAAGCCGAAGAGGCCATCGACGAGATCGTCATCTATTCGCGGATCGAGCTCGAAGCGATGGCCGCAAACAACGGCATCCAGGGGCTCAGGGACATCGCCAAGCCTCTCGATGTGAAGGGCACTTCGATCACCGGCCTCATCGCCGCAATTCTCAACGCTCAGACCAAGCTGTCGGTGGTCTAATGGTCGGCGACGTCACGGCCGGGCAGTCGGCAACCCTCACGCTTGAGATGACTGATGCTAACGATCAGGCGGTCGTGGCGTCAGCTGTCATCTGGCAGATCCTCGACGAGGACGGAGAGGTTATCGCTGGTGCGACGGTCGACGATTTTGTCGCCGGCAGCGGCACCGTCACGTTCACGATCGAGCCGCAGCACCTGGAGCTTCCCCAAGGGGAGGCTCACGCCGGCCGCGAGATCCTGCTGACCGCGACCACCGACAACGGCGACGTCGAGATCCGAGACTACTTCGTCCTGGTAGGTTCGCAGCCGCTGATCCGATACGGCAACACGCTGCTGACCTACCCCGAAGCCCTGGCCAAGCGCCGCGACTTCGGCCCCACTCTCGACGGATGGGACGGCGCAGACGAAAAGGCTCGCATTGGTGCGATGGTTCACGCCCACGCCAACCTGTCGCGCATCGCCTACTTCGTGCGCCAGCTACCGTCGTCCGGCAACGTGCGGGATTACGCCGCGTACGGCACTGGGGATGGCGACTGCCTCTTCGAGGTGGTTCGCAAGATTCACCTCTCGACCATGACGGCGCCCAAATTCGCTGAGCTGCCAGCCGACTTCAAGAAGGCGATCAAGCGCGCGCAGCTGATCGAAGCCGACGTGCTGCTTGGTGGTGACCTTGTCGGCCGCGTGCGCCAGGATGGAATTATCTCCGAGACGATCGGCGAGAGTTCCACCTTCTATAGCTCGAAGCCCTTCATGAACCTGGCAATCAACCGTCGAACCTACGAGGTGCTCAAGGCTTATATCCGCATCAGAATTGGTGTGTCGCGCTGATGCATGCCCTCGCCACAGAGCTCGCCGGCGCCGCGGTTGACCGCTACGCCGGATTTCTGACCGACATCCGCAATCAGGTCGAGATCGCGCTCTACCGCGGCACCTATGGCTCGCCGATCCGAGAGGAAGCCTTCTTCAGCGCCAAGGAAGCTGCCCGCAGATACGTGTCCCTCGAGCAGGCACACCTCAATGACGAGAGTGCCGAGATCGCTCGAAAGGCGCTCAAACAAGTCAACGAGGATCTCGGCGTGCAGACCGAGGGTCTTCACGATCGCTTTGCCGATTTCATCTATTCGGCCGCATCCTACACCGCGACGAATATCGCCGCGCAGGCCGAGCGCGACGTGATGACCGTTGCCCGCCAAATGCGCACAGACGCTCAGAGAGTTGATCTGTACGTCAGGTCAGGTCGGTACTCGCAAGCGACCGCTGTTGCTGCTGTGATGCTCGAAAATCGACAATCACCAGCATTCCAGTTCGTCGATCGCATCGGTCGACGGTTCAAGTCGACCAAGCACATTCGGGA